CGTGACCTCATGAGATTACTGGCTTTCGCGAGTAAGCTCTTCGGACCATCCGAAAAGATGGTTCGATATGCCCGGACCTGGATATCTCCAGGTCACCCACTTACGCCTATACTTAGGACTGGAAGTGGTGTACCTACCAGCGTTGATCGGATCTTCTCCTAGGAGAAGCTGGTCCTTCTTTCGCAAGAAGAACCAAAAGAACAAAGCTCGGGAATCATGAATCACAATTGCCCCTTCCTTTCGGATGAGGCGCTTGTGTTCTAAGATCCCTCGCTTGTTCTTCCTGATCAAGCCTAGACCATAAGCAAAGTACGGACTAATCCGCACCCCGCTCGTGGTGTCTTCGTTATACGGAACAAGTGGTAGCCCGATGTCTTTGGTAAAAGACTTTAGGTAATCCCACAGTTTCCCGTATTCAGATATCGCTGCTAATCCATTTACGTTGTGACATGCGTTGGGAACATCCCAAACATCAGTCGAACGTAGATAGAAAGGAGTGACATCATGACCCTCGAAGAAATCTTTACCGCAGGACTCCCGAAAGGGCCCTGAAGTGTAAGACTTCTCTTCATTGGGGACGAAGCTAGGAACTTCAGTAGTCGGAATAAAGCTGGAGCTAGTTCGGTTTCGATAGTGATATCGTCCCCGTAAACTAAGCCAATCTTTGAACCGACGGCATGAAGCAAACTGGCAAAAATCAACGTCTCTAATGCGAAAGTGCACCCGTTCCCCATACTGGAGAACTTATGGTACTTCTGCATCTTGCTTCCTTTTAATTGGAAGCAAGGAGATCGGACATCCCGTATATAAGAATACCAATCAGCCGGTAATAGCCAGCTGACGGCATTCAAACTTACGGTGTCCGACGCCATTGATAGGTCGATCGTGGCAATACTGCCCGTTGTCGATCCCTCGAAAGCGTGCCGTTGATTAGGAGTCTGATCAGACAAATCGATCCCTCGACGTCGCAAACGCGACTTGACATAATTGTCAAATGCAAGCTGAAGTGGCACATTGCCACTTGGCTCGCATGCGATGGTTCGATGAGTCTTCCAAGACTTAGGTACAAGTTCCACACGGTTGAACAACAGATGCTGAAATCTCGGCGCTTTGTAGCCATAATAGGCATATAGAGCGCGGAGATAAGGTTCAGCACCTGGTGTACAATCTACGTTTCTGCTCAACTTCATGAAGGGCAGAGACTTAGACCGTGGGGAGAGCGCGGAAGCGCCACTAGTTATCTTTATTCGCTCCGGAATGGAGCTTCTAAAGTGAGTAAAGGATCCGAGAACATTACTAATGTAATGTTCCGCTCGACGCATATACGACTGAAGATCGGGAGCTAAACGCTCGCGCTTCATGAAATAATGGTCGAGCCGACGATTAGTGATACGGCATATCCGCTCACCCCTCTCAAAGGAGGAGAGAGCAGCTACCGTGCACTCATCGTCGTTTGCAAAGTCGGAATTCTTCTTAAAGAAGGCTTCGACTTGGCGGAGGACCCTAAACTCAACGACTGAACGTTTGTTCCAGTCGAATAAGCTAGATATAGACGCTAACCCTTTGAAGTCACGTGCCCGGCACTTGCCGAGCACGTTGTTCAAGACTTCTTGAGTTAACGAATTGGCGTTGTCAACAATGTAGCATCGAGTTATCTCGTACGCACACATTTGAGTTTTCATAATTGAAATACTCCAGGTTGTTGTAGATGTTACGGAAGAGTGTTCATGCAAAATCCGAAGATTTGCAAACAGTCATCCGCATTGATAACTCCGTTACTGACTTGAGAGAGGGCGAACGCGATCGCAGTTGCGATAGCGCATGCGCCTACCTTAAGCCAAGAACTCGGAGGTATCAACACTGTTCCCAAATTCATCACCCGCGATAATATCACGGAAGATGGCCAGGGCCGCAGCGACATCAGTTGTATCCCCATCAATGGGAATACGAACAACAGCCGTCATGTTGACCTTCTGCGGCAGAACGTCTCCATCAGTGTTCTCGGTAGCGTGAACCACGCTGCAAGAGAACTCGGAAACGGTCTGATTCCCAACAGGAACTTTCCGCTTGTTGACCACTACCTTTCCTTTCTGGACAGTATGTCCAGAAGTAGTATAGGTCCGTGAGTCTCCGTTATCGGAAAACTCGGTGAGTGCAGTAGACATTGCTGCCATAGTACATTCCTCTATAATCTGGCTCTAGTTCTTGATAGAGCGATTAGGTCTAAACCTAGATCGCCCGTCAATAGCCGGCCAGTAAACTGCGGTTTGTAACTTATCGACGTTGGATTTCTGGACACAACTACAAGTTCCACCAGGTGTTTGCCTGGTGTGCGGTTGTAGATTTCATAATCGTCCGACTTGGATACAGGTCCTATCACGGCATTCTGAAGAGAACATTCGTACTTTAAAGTACGCTTGGTCCCAATAGATGCGGTGTGAGCACTTGCAGCCTTGACGAAACGATATGCGTCCAGTGCGTGCCCGACTGATAGTACCCAATCAACGACAAAGCTATAGGGAACGAGTTCCCAGCCTGTCTTAATTGGATCAACTACAAATCGGGCAGGTCGAATCTTCCCAGCGACAGCGCCACGGACAGATACACGAGTAGTAAACTGCTCGTAGTATTCGTAAGTTGCGTTTCGCTTGGACTTAGAGTGAACAATACTACTCGACGAAGAGTAGGTCGTTCCAGCTCTTTCCGTAAAGATCTTACGGGATTCGTCCCAATTTTGGATTGCATCATTGAGGTCCCGGACATCGTACGCAAGCGTACGCCATCCGTAACGGCCCTCAAGCCACAATTCCAAAATACGCTTAGAGCTATGTCCACGAGCTAAATTAACCATCTTCCTCGATGTTTTGGTAAACATACGACGAAGGGAGGGAAGCTCGCCCGCGAATGTCAAGGCGTCCCATCCTTTGCTGTAAATTCTTGCAGCAGCAGATTGGACAAATGCCTGGGCATACGAGGTGTCCGCCACGGGCAGATAAGAGTGTATGGAAGAAAGAGATCCGTTGGAAACGAAAGGTTTCCTATGTATCTCAGGTTCCCGGTTATTAGCGGTGTACCAATTTTCACTTGTGTTAGCTAACACAGAGTGATAATGTTCACCAACCATAACCGCACTCAAATCTGTCTGATCAAACGAGGTATGGGGTATTAACTCCCCAGCCCGTTTGCGGCGGTAGAAGTTAGGAGTATCAGTCCCAGTGAAATATGAGCGGGCCTTGTCCCAACTCCAGCTATCGCTGGTGCTGGTACTCGGCGGACCATAGTTAATGGTCGTCCCCTCAGTAACACTGGTTAGACCGGTATCCTTACTTCTTGACATAGCAATAAATCCTAAATCAATTACCGACCTCCGCAGAAGCCGATGGTAGGTACCGAAACGGAACGGCCGCAAGGCCGCTGATCTCCCGAAAGGGAG